GTAGTCCAATGTATTACCTTAGTGCTGGGACTATATTGACTAAGTTTAAGATAAGATTCACTCCACAGCGGTCAAGTCTTCGTCATCAAATAATTTCATATTAGTGTCAACTGAAATCCCTACATCAGCCATAACTGTTTTATAAGCTCTCTCGCGGCATATAAGCTTAAAGACAGTCGTCCAGAGATACTGGTCTCGCTCTTTACTTTTAAGTGAATGGGCCTTAGTGCGAATTCGGGTGAGGGTAAATTCATCCTCCATGGTTAGACCGCAGATGATTCCCTGGTAGTCATCGGATTTGCGCGAGGCCATGACGAGATCCCCTTTCTTCAAGTGTAGCTCTACTTGAAGAAAAGAGGAAAAGGTGGAATCACAGATTACTTTAATGTTTATGTACTACCATGCTCGGCAGCTCCAATATCCAGGAGTCAATTTGCTTTTAGGTTCATCACAGCTATGACGTGATCTGAAGGCTGCTTTACGATCTGGCTCATCACTACGATTCGCCATATTAGGATCCCCAAAGCGAACCAACTTAACCTTACCGTTTTCTTTAGCGGCTACAGAGTACTCCTTACCACTCTGTACATCACGTTTTGGCTTGTTATACGCACTGAAGGCTTCCCCGGCAATGCGGATAGTCATAAAACTAAAAAATGCTGTCTACATAATAGGTCATACAAATCTTAAGAAAACCTTTTCTTAGAAGAGTCTCACTGCACACGGAGCAAATAGAGCTAACATACGTCCGTTACTTTTTCTCCGCATACGTAATGTCGGACGGTAAAACCCTCCTCACTATTGCCGAGACTGCAGAACTTCTTAACTGCAGCTCTGGTTTTGTTCGTAAGCGCATTGCGTTATCTGAAGCTAACCAACCCGGCGGCTGGCCCAAAACCGTTTACGTGAATCTTCAACCGAACGGCGCAAAATCTCTGTATCGCGTCAACAAAAGCGCACTCGAAGAGTATCTTCAAAGCTCCTCTGCAGCTAAAGTAACTAAAGACGAAAGTGCCGCAGTAGCCACGGCTTGCGACTTCTAAAATGACTTACTCTCAGTTCTTCGAAACAGCCGAAATGATCCCCGAAGCAAAAGGGATCATGGTAATTGAAGAACGAGAGGACAAAGAGCCTGAGGCAACAGCTGATGAGTTAATCATGCAGCTCGTTACCTTGGGCTCTTATGTTAATCAGCTTTATGTACAGTCACATCTAATCCATCTAAACTTTGAAGGTCCTACATTCTTAGCCATACATAATTTTTTAAAGGATCAATACGAAAATCACATCGAACAATTCGATGCAATCGGGGAATTTGTTCGATCAATGGACTACTTACTACCAATGTGCGCTAAAGGATTAGAGAGCGCATGTAAAAAGTTCGATAATGTTAAGTCTTATGAAGGGAAAGATATGTTAACGACTTATTTAAAAAACCTAGAAACGGCGGCATTCATGGCTAAGGATGTAGCTACCACGGCTAAGGAAGTAAAAGCTCTCGACATCGAAAACTACTTAGCAGATTTTGTGGGTCAGATGTTTAAAGCAGCGTGGTTTATTAAGGCAACTCTTAGGGGTTAAACGGAAGTCCACGTGTCTTGAACCCAGATATAAAGCCCTGCTGGGTAGATACCCGAAGACTGAATCTGGTAATAAAGCGAACCTGAGATACCAGCCGCTGGGAGGCCACTGAGAGAAATTTGGCTGACTTCGATAGCTCCAGAAGCCGCTATAGCTCCAGATGCAATTAAAGAACCAGACGAGATTAACGAGCCAGACGATATAAGAGATCCAGACGATATAAGAGATCCAGACGATATAAGAGATCCAGACGATATAAGAGATCCAGACGATATAAGAGATCCAGACGCAAGTACGGACCCTGAAGCTAAAACAGCAAAAATAGAGCTACCTGCAGTAGCGGCTGAATTAGCCGTAGTAGCTGAATCAGCGAAACCAGAATATACCTTCTGCCAAGCGCCGCCAGTCCAGACTTTAAGGTAGTAGCTTCCAGCACTACTATCGGTCCACAGTTCCCCAACGGAGTTACCAGTAGAACCCGCAGGAACAGAGTTCGGTGCGCTAGTTCCGTAAGCGGAAGGGCCAATCTTACGAATGCTGCCTGCTGTGTCCTCGAAATACAAGCCAGGATCTGCAGCACCCGTGCTGATCGCAAGCTCGCCATTTTGAACGACGATACCACTAGGACGGTCCGAAGAAATACCAGACCTTTTGAGCAGTAAAACAACAGGTGTAGAAGTCATGTGTAGGTCCCACCGTTGATGGGAAAACCGTCAGGAGCAGTGAGAACACCATTAGCGTAAGTACCGCCAATAAAAGTGTTCGTTGGTTGAGATACTAGGACACCATTTGCATATGTGCCGCCGTCGTAGACCTGTTGCTGGGAGGGTGTTATGGGTGCAAAAGGATTAAATTCGGAAATCGTGTACATCTCGAAGTTAGACGCCTGCAGCGTGGACGCCGAATCCAAACCCCCTGCGTTCAAGCTCTTCGACATCATGTTGTACATATCTGGATACATCATGTGCGTGGGCATATCGTCTTTCGTCGGGCTATACCGTTGCCACCACACGAGATTTCGCTCTCGTCTGTAAAAATCCGTCTGCTTGCTTAAATCAATTTCGAATTTTTCACGGTAATACTCGTTTAAAGGTTCATCCGTAGGTTGCGGAAGCCAAGGAGATGTTGTTTCTGTTTGGTTATATCTAAGCTGCAAGTCCCACATAGCAGCGTATATGTGCTTACACCAGCGAGGTTGATAATAATAAACGTTAGGATCCGAGTAAGAACTCTCACTAACTCTAGGTATGTTGTATATCTCATTTAGATAAATAAAACCAAAGCTTCTCGCGAAACCAGGAGCATCCGAAGCAGGAATTAAGCGATCCGCTAAGTCAGGTCCAGCGTCGTAAAAGCCAGGGTCTAAATTTTGAACGCGTGTAAAAGGGTATTTACGACGAATAGTAGCGTCGTACAGGTTAAAACCTTCACGAGCTAAGAAATCAGGACAGGTACACTGAGATCGCATCTCAGTAGCTAAATATTCACCTACAGCAGGTGGCCCTGTCGCAGGAACAGCCATTGTGTTTGCATCAACTACCGCCCAACTATTAGCATCTGAATGTGATAAAAAGAGCGTATTAAATATAGGTAGATAACTAGGATTTACGGGAACTCCATTAATGCCCACACCTGTAACGGTGTAGTTATTAAACCCATAAGCCTTCTCAGTACCGTCAGGGTTATACCTATTAGATAAAACTTCTCCCTTAAAGAAAGAAACGGGGGCGCCAAAACGAGTATTTATTCTTACTGCGTACGTAGTAGCGTCATAATCTGTAACAGACTCTACAGCGTAACCAAAATCGATAAACTTAAAAGAATCACGAGGTCTGATACCAACCATCCACATGCGCATATCTGCGCGAGTACTGGGATACATGAAAGCAATCCCAGGCAGAAAGACCCCGAATGGAGGAGACCCCGTTAAGTAATATTTAAAGCTATAAACGAGACCGTCGTAAGCTTGCTGCGAGTACATCGCAAGCTCATAACCACGTCTCCATCTAACCCAGAGAGACGCGTAATCGTAGTCACTCTGGACACTGAAATCTTTAGTCCCTGTAGCAGGTCTAAACCTACGTTTAAACGGCAGGGGCTGTAAAAGCTGAGCCTTGTTGTCCGTCCCAAAAACTTTACTAAAGTCTTTAACCGGTTCAGAGCCCTTAAAAGACTTGAAGTTAAAGTTATCCGACCCTTTTCGGCGGGACATTATACGGATTTAGTAGAAACCGCCTTGCGCCCAGATAGTAATACCGGAAGGACTCAAGCCACCAGAAACAGACGTGGGTCCATTACCAATGTACCCCGCACAAAGGATGTAACCTTTCTCTAAGTAGAGACCCTCACCCTTACCGACCTGAATAGGAGCGATAATTGCGGTATCGCCAACCTGAGGAACGGGGGCGTTAATGGCAAACAACTGGACGGGCAGAGGGTAACCAAAGGTATCTCCGCTTAAACCGACTTCAAAACGACCCACCATTAAGGCCGAAGAAGTAGAAGGCGCAGACTGATTCGGCGCATAAACATAGAGACCGATATCAGCTGTCCGATTACCCCCATTGTTGGGGTAGTCCTCATTACTGATGATGGTGATGTCTTCGACTAAAGCTGCGTCTTCAGACGGAAGGTCACCAACGCGAACTAACTGAATAAGATCAGTTAAGTTCGGGTTAGTTGGGTCGCAAGTTTGAGTTGCACTTGTGATTCGAGCCCCACGGAGGAAGGGGCGATCAACTAAGCAGGGCTGCTTGTTTGTAGAAGTCGAAGCCATGACAGATACCTAATTACACTACGGATTGAGAACCCCTTAAAGGAGTTAATTCAACTTCCTTGTCACGTTTCTCTTTAGATAGTTCTAAAAGATACTGCATAACATCTTTAATATAGGAATCGTCTTGGCCTCGTTCTGCTTCGGTTCCGAACCCACTAGAGCCCATGTAGGGTCCAGGTTGATACCCTTTGGCGAGATAAATACCCTTCCCGATATTTTGGGCTAAACCACCGATAGCTTCAATACCCTTGATCCAATCAAAAGATGACTGCGCGGGCTGAGTAGAAGCGCTAATGGAACTCGGAGCCCCAGGGTAAGGGTCTACGTACACGTCTCCTTTCGTGACGTACTCGTTCCAGCCAGGAGATAACTCGGACATCGGAAACCCCTAATAGTTATAGTTTATCGGATAAAACCGGCAAGGTAACCTAAACGTACAGCTTCATACTCTTGCGGAGAAAGAAGCTGAGGTTTCGCGATTGGTTTAGCAGCATCTGCTAAATCCGATGCCCCTTGACTACCGTAAACAGCACTAGCGGAAGCGTTGTCAGCGTAACCAACAGCATTATTAGCGTTGTTAGTTCCGAGTTCGCTGCCCAGAGAAACGCCCTGATTCATAGGAGCCATCTGCATACTGGGAACCGGACGAGAACCCATTTCCTTTTGCAACATTTCGTAAGCGAGGACGGGATTTTTAGCCGCCCATTCTTTCAGACCGGGAGTTCCTAAAGAACCACGCTCGACCAGCTGCCGCTGAACGGAGGCTGCAACTTCCGGTTGACCCGCATACTTCTGACGAGCACCGTAGTATTCAGCAATTTTCTTGTAATTCTGAGGGGAGTCAGGAGTAAACGCCATCGGGCTCTGAGCCTTGACTCGCTGAACGGCTTGACGCAGTTCACTAGCGGAATCATCCGTGCGGATAACAACTTGCCCAGCACCAGTCATGCCGGGGACAGGCCCTGCGGGAGGAGTTGCTCCGCCACCGGCTTGAACAAAGCTACCGCCGGGAACACTCAATGTGCCAGGTGTCTGACCGCCAGGGGATGCAGGAGGAGCGGCCACAGAAGTTGCGTCGGCAGCCGCCGTGGGGGAACCCGTTGGAGCACCAAACATCCGATCAACACCTTCAACAGCGCTTTGGTTGCCACCAAAACGGGAAGCTGCAGCGCCAATACCTAAACCAGTGAGGCCGCCGATAGCCAAAGCCCGCTTCAGATCCATCGTCTGAAGACCGCCTTTTGCGTTACGTAAAGCCTCAATAAGAGGGTTAGCGCGGCTCAGCTCTTCGGGGACAGTATCAATCGAAATGGAACGTGACGGTAATCCGGCAGCTGCCCGAGCAGCGTCCTCTTGTGAAAAACTCCCGCCCGGCATGGACCGTGGGGAGGTACGGATCTCCCGGATGTCTGCCGCGATAATCTCAGGCTCTTGCGCAATACGACCGCCAGGACTTTGCTGAACGGCGCCGCCGGGACTAGGGATAGCAAGTTCACCGCCAGGCCCACGCGGGGGAGTGGCAGCACCGCCGGGGGAGCGAACCATGGCGCCGGGTTCTAACCGAGCGATTCGTTGGCTCCAATCAGGAGCCATAAGATCCTCAACAGAAACAGGCTGACCTAAAGTCCGGGAGGCACGTTCAGCAAGACCAGAGAGGGCTTGATAAGTCCCAGGGTCTTTAACCCGTAGTAAATTCTCGTTCTTAAGTAAGTCTTCTGCCGAGCCAGGAGCCGTAGCGGTAGAGAAACGCTCGGGAACGCGAGCACTTTCAAAGATATTGAGTTGACCGGGAGCTACCTCAACGGGGCGAACTTGACGGAGCGCTTGCTCAGTCCGCCGAACGTCTTCAATACGGGGGGAGACGGAAGCACGAACAACTTCCCGAGGAGTTGTGGTTTTAACAGTGTTGGGAATACGACCTTGAATCTGACCTGCACCCGGCGTACCCTTAGCCCGACGCGTCGTCAGTAAAAGCTGCTCAGCTGTCTCAGGCTTAGTCGGGATCGGACCCGCTTGAGGGGCTTTCCGCAAACCTAAATTGATGTAACGGGCTAAATCGTCACCTAAAAGACCAGATTTAGCTGCACCGTAAAAAAACTTAGCAGCTTCACCGATATCTTGAGTGCTACGCCCCAGATTACTCAGGGCCTGAAGGGGATTTGGCACCGGTACTGTATGTATTTCTTATACAACTATAGCCGTTATCGCCAATTCGCGTAGAAATAAAGACGGTCAGACCGGGAAACATCAGGCGGTCCAGGCAGAGCTTGGATAAACTCACCGCCACTACGTTCGAACCGATAACGTGCTGCCACGGGGTCTCGGTAGTTAGGAACATACAGCATGTGAGCTAATCGATCACACTCATACAGGTAGTTCTCCCGCCAGATTCGGGCGGTCTCCCGTTTATCTTGAATGTTGATCGAGCGGCTAACGTCACCCAAGATCGTCTCTTGACGACTGGTTGCTCGACCCGTAGCAAGCTCAGTTAAACGCTCAGCATCTTCGCAACGTTCGATCTGTTGAACGATTTTGTCGTAGTAGTACTCGCTAGGAACGCTATTGCACGCTTCCATCAAGCGGGCATAATCACCCGCAGGAACCGTGGCAATATTGTAACCTAAGTGATATGCTACGCGACTAAAGTTAAAATCATCAAGACGGTAACCAAACGTTTGCGCTGGGTTACGCGTTAGTTGATTAATAGTCGCATAAATTATTTCTCTTTTAGTGGCATCAGTAACATCAGGTTGAAATACAACACCTTGTTGAGCTAGGTAACTTTGTATTTGTTCTAACTCTTGCGTTGTAAGCTGAGCCATGATTAAGAGGCCTTTATGCTATAGTCTAATCCCTGAAAAACGAGACATGACTCAACCGCGATTATGGGCAGAGCATCCTCTTCAAAATACATACAGATCTATGCTTACGCGTTGTTATTGCAAGTCTCACAGGGCTTACGCAAAATACGGAAACAGAGGAATAACCGTATGCGATAGATGGTTAATTAATCGCAGAAATGGAGGTAAGACTTCCGAAGGGTTTCAAAACTTTATTGCGGATATGGGTCCTAAACCGTCCAAAGCTCACTCACTAGATCGAATAGATAATAACAAAGGGTATTCTCCAGAAAATTGCCGGTGGGCCACAAAAAAAGAACAACAATTAAATAGAAATAAGTATAAAAATAAAGGTATTAGAGGAGAAAAACACCCAAACAATAAATTAAGTGAAGAAGATGTAAAAAATATAAAAATAGCCTTAAGCACACCGTGTAGAGGTTTAATTACGAGACTAGCTAAAAAATATGGCGTAGACAGACGAAATATCTACGCCATAAAAAACGGTGAAACTTGGGATTGGATTTAAATTACTCTACATAAACTTTATCATCAGCTAAGACTTCATCCCAATTGACACGGGTAATAGCCCTTAATTGGTCCAGCTTGGTGAAGCGTTCTCCAGGCATTCCTTGCTGTAGTTCTTTTATCTCAGTAGCTGTCTTAAGGCCAACGCCTTTAAGAACTTGAGTCAGAAGCTGGGGAGTTGCAGAATTAATGTTGATACGAGCGAAAGCCTCAACCTCAGGCTTAACTAACTGTCGCCCACGCCGTTGTTTCACGTTCTTGGGGTCGGCTTCAGGCTCTTTAACCTCTTCTGCTACTTGATTTTTGTGTGCGAAGAAGACCTTACCTGTTGTTAAAGAACGAACCATAAAGTACTCGCCCTCATCGTGAGTGCTGAGAACTTCAATCTTTACGCCATTAGGGGTGTAGGTGTACTCCTTCATAGAGGCGACAGTCATTATGTAAACAGTGTCTGGCGGTATCTTAGTCTAAGATACGAAAAGGGTGGTAGTAATCCAGAAAAATGGCACCGTTACCAAGCTGGTTAAAAGCGGTACCGTTTGTTGGAGATGTTGTAAACTTCGCCAGCGAATATGGTGCTGGGAGAGGTGCAGGGTTAGACCCTATGTCCTCCGCAAGACGAGCGGCAGCAAAAGCGAGTGCGGGATTAGCTGCATCAGTAGCTCAACCAGCAGACTTACTAACGATTGCACCGTGGGCAACAAGAACCGTAGGTGCAGTCCAGAAACAACGAGTAGAAGGAGCGAAGACTCCCACGCAGCGAGCGATGGCGGTGTCTCATCCAAATCCTCTTATAAAAAGTTCAGTCTTAGGCTCCTCCCAGTCAGCAGCTCGTTTAGCTGGGTTTCTGGATTACCTAAACCCAGAGGCATGGGCGCTGGAAGTAGTTGACAAATTAAACCCAGATTTACAAGGTTCTTACAGTATGGATCCCGAGCAAAGAGCGCAGGAAATAAAAGAGGAGATGCTTAGAAAAGCCGCACAAAAACCCCAATAAAAAAGCCCCCTTTAAGGGGGCTCTTGAAAGACCTATAAGCAGGTCATCACTGAGGAACAGTCGAGGTATACACGCTCGACTCCACAAGACCGGCGGGCTGAAGAGCCAGATCGTCGCGCTTGGGCGCTTCGTCGGGCACAAGCCAGCAGACCTCACAGATACCCAGTGCTTTGTTCTTGCCAGACAGTTTGTTGGCTTGAGCGCGGGGATCGTACACACCAGAACCGAGACCCAGGCCGGAACCGGGGACGGTAGCGGTGCTGTACAGACGGTACTTGGTGTCCGCAGTCACCACGTGCATGTTCGCAGCATTCCAGGCATTGCTGGAAGTGAACGAACCGTTCTCGATGCGGCTGTTCGAACCGACGAGGTTGGCGAAGAAACCGCTGGGACTAGGAGCGGTGGTCAGACCCGAAGACAGGGCAGGACCCACGCCGAGAGCGGGAGCGGTCTGTGCACCAGCGATACCGCTGGAAATCACGTCACCGCCGTCAAGACGGACGGACACGCGATACACATATGCACCAGAAGGCACGGTGATGCCATCGGTGATATCGGCGCGAACATCCTTGTAAGCGTCGGGGGACGGAATGATCACGTCGCCAGCCTTGAAGGGCTGGTTGGTGCTATTCTGGCCAGAAGCCCAAGGTTGGGTGTAGTAATCCAGCTGGTTGGTGCTGGAGCTGCCCTGGTAAGACAGGTCAACGTAACCAACAGCTTGCTGAGCAATCCAACCGGGACGGAACACCACGCCGACAGGACCGCCAATAGGCTGGTTGCTGTAGGTTTCGTTGGTGCCGTTCTCGTTCAGGAAGCTGAAGCTGCTGGTGGAGTGCCAGTAGCGCAGAACGTTGGTGTAGTTTCCAGGGTAGATCTTGGAAACTGCAATCTGCTGAGGATTAATTGCCATCGTTAGTTACCTCCTTATCAGGCGTTAAAGGAGTAAGCGATGGTGGCGAAATCAGCGTTCAGAAGTTCGAAACCTGCGTACAGGCTCCAAATCATCATGATGAAACGGCTGAAGTCGTCATTGTTGTTCAGCAGCACCTGAGCGTTGTTGCCGCCGATACCGACGCCTACGCTCTGGGGACCGAAGAACATACCGATAGCGGTTTCGTACGAAGACGAGGTGCCGCCAATGGTAGCGGTAGCGCTTTGCGAAGGCATGTTGGTGGATTCGAAGAATCGCACGCCCTCAAAAACGAAACCGGTGGGCATGATCGGCTCACCAGCCACGAAGGTGGCTTGACCGAAGCCCTGACCCATGTACAGAGCAGCGTTGGGCTGCATCGAGGACATGAGGGGGTTGATTTGACCGTTGCCGGGATAACGAGCAACTTCACGGAAGTCGCTGTTCTGGCGCAGGTGCATCAGGAAGGTAGGATCGCAAACGCAGCGATAGAAACCATCCTGGTAGGTAGGAACGTTACGCTTACGCAGGCTCTTCACCACGCGCAGCAGGTCGTCCTTAACGTCGAACTTAGCTTGCTCGGCGTTGCTGTAGGTCAGAGCGCCAACAGCAAGATCACCGGGGTAGTAGTAACCACCCTGGGAGTCAGAAGCCTGACCCTTAGAAACAGCTTTCAGGAGTTCATTGATGAACACCCGGTCACGCCAACGACGGTAGTCGTCGAGCAGAGTCAGCGAACCAATCGACTGGTGGAAGGCAGTCAGGTTGCCGGTGTCCAGCAGAAGACGCTGCGCGGTGATCAGAGTCTCGCGAGCAATCTTAAAGGTGCTGGGCTGAGTGGGATCAGTCGGGTCTGCAGGACCGGTGTACTCGCGAAGGGTCACGAGCACTTTGTCCTTCACAATGTTGCGGCTGTTGGCAGTACCAATGGTCTGCTCAGCAGTACGCTCACGGGATTCCTTGCTGCCGGGGTTACCCCAGAAGCGATAACGATCAAGCTGGACGGTCTGGCCGGGCTGTTTGCTACCTGTAATGCTTTAATAAGCACCGAGAGGCTCTTTATCCTCACGTAACATCAACTTAAGGGCGTTGATGAGTAGACTATATCATCACCCACAGCGGGATTTTCCCCTGTTTGGGTGCTCCGCACTCGTGTCACCTTATCGGCTTCTACAACAAAGTTGTTGCGTTCAGCCTCGCTCCATTTTGACTTTCCTCGATTAGTTCGAGTGTCATAACGAAGGTCAAATTTGTATTGCATAGCTTTACACCCGTAAGGCTTAAGTGCTTCTACAAAATGCCTAGCGTTTGTCCCATTAGCGCGAAGATTCCATAAATTTGGACTCTTTTTAGCAGAGGGCACGCGAGGAGTTAAAGAAGCTCCTGTAAGACTTTCTATCCAATCTGATACCGTTAAAGCAGTATCATAAGGGACGTATAAAGCCAGCTCTACAATGCGTTCCCTAATATAGGGTTCTCCTGTCTGCGTGGATTCACCACGCTTTCTCAGGTGTAGGCTTCCGTCGTCCATGTAGAGAACGGCGAGCCCTTCTAAACCGATATCCCTGAGGAAAGTAGCTGTAAAAACTTTTTTCCCTTGAGGATACAGTTCCCTATAAATAGGTAGTAACAGCTCGTTCTGATTGGACCACCATTGACAGGAAGGAAAAGTTCCGGTCTGGCAATCAGACTCGCGATCCTTTATGGGTTGTTTAATACCCAGAATTCGGTTTAAGCGCCCCACTTTCCAGCGAAGGAACTCAAACTGTTTTCTTGAGTGAGCGATGTGGAGACTAGGGTAAGTAGTCACCTGCCGTAAATGGCCATCACCCAAACAAACTCCTTTTAAAAAGGAGCGATCGCTACGAGAGAGCATTTGAGCAGTGTTAGTCGTTGAACCTTCCAACCATTTCTGATTGGCTTGGCTGCTGATTGGCCTCCCTTTCGGGTCCGGCGTTCCAGCAATTCACGGAGTTTAACCTAAAGGCTTTCACCTAAAGGGACTCTAGACTCATGAGTCCAAGTCGTGCACTACAACCGGCTCTGCAGCCATCTCTACAACGTACGCGGGATGCGGACGGTAGAGCTCTGCACCGAGCAGCTTCGGAAAATCATTGTCGACGAACAAAGCGCCAACCTCCGAAGAACTACATACGTAGTTTACCTATAAAAACTACGATAGAAACTAGAGGTTGTCGCATTTATAGCGTTAAACAGATTTTTGGTTGCTTGAGTTGACAGTAGGACTAAAGACTCTAACCATACTCCGCACTCCTTCAGGAGCTTGGTAGTAAACGCTGCCATAGTTGTAAGCGTATCGAGTCGATTTTCCCCGGTAAACAAAACGTAATGCTGTAGACATCAGGCCGGGAGTTTCGCTACGAACGGTCTCGGTAAATGTCTGACAGTAGACAGGAGGTTGGTACCTCCACTGAGATCGATCCGCTGTCCCCTGAGAACCGAGAACGTTAATTAAGAGGCTTCCTTCGTAACTCCTATGAGTTACCCCTCCTCCAGTTCTTCCTTCCGCAGAAGTATTACTTGCTGGTGTGTCGTAAGGCGTGTACGCCTGGTTTGAAGGAGCGATGCCGTTGTAGTACCTATAAGTACCGGCATTACGTATGCCAAACTCAGGCCCCGTGGAAGTAACGACCTTTGCGTTAGCAATTGTGGTTGTATATAAACTTCTATATCCGGTGTATGCGCTTAGAGAACCGCTAGGGAGGTAGTCGTTGTTTTCGTAGTCAACCCAATATCCTGATACGGCTTGGGGTACCTGTCTCCACGCGGTTGTCGTGTACACCCCGCTGTTAGGGGGGCCAGGAGTGACAATGCCGTAATCGGCACCGGTATCCTGTATCCCTGAACTTACAACAATATAAGTAGGGTGAACAGGACCACTTTGAATGCGGTGATATCCATCATCATATTTATAATTACTTAGAGGCGCGTAAACCACGAGGGCACCTTAATAGATACCCTCAGTATAAGTTTTATTAAAAATCAGCTCGCTTCTACAGTCCCAGAGGGCTCAACCTTGGCGTTTAGGGTCTGCATATCGTTGCTAATACTCGTCATGTCCTGAACGTAAGCGGCTTTAAGTTCTTCGAGCTCTTTCTTAAGACGTTCGATCTCTGCGTTATTAGACCCAGAGCCACCGCCGTTAGAAGCGTATCGACGACCGAGAGAATTAGGCATGATGAGGACTGATTAAGTTGATGTTGTCAGTTTACTTGCTCTTTGAAAATTTTTGAGCCTTAGCCTTAGCTCGGTGGATACGCTCAGGGAGATCGCCTTTGGTTTTTTCTTCGTACTCCTTTACTTTGCCTTTTGAGATCTCGCCACGCTCAGCCATCGCATAAAACTTACGTCGTTGAGCTTCGGATTTGAAAGGCACTAGATTAACTTCAACCCTTCTTGAATATTAACAAGTCCACTCCCAGAAAAATGCCCAAAGGAACTTAAATCAATTTTAGGGGAAGCTATCGAGCGCCATAATTTATACATATTTTCAAAACGTATATCGTCTATAAAAAGCCAACGGGTTTTATTTGGTAACTCTTTAGCACTTAGATAACCCAGAAGCGTTTCTTCAAACGAACCATCCTTAGGTCCGTCCAACATAATAAAATCCGCGCACTCAAACAAATTAAGATACTTTGTAAAGATAGAAAAATCAGAGAGATCCTCAAGTAACTGTGTTAAACGCTTTGACTCAAAATCGTCCTCAGTTAAGACCGTCCAATCAAACTCCTGCCACCCTGTGATGTCAAAAGTGTAAACACGAGAATTTTTTGGGCTATTGTCCACC